ACTTTTGAAAACTTATTAGAATCCAATAGTAGAGTTACCCAACACATCGGCGGAACACGTAGCGGTAAGACATACGCTATTCTTCAATTCCTTATCGTACAAGCGCTTGAAAGGCCACAAACGATAACAATAGTAAGGAGAACAATACCATCGCTTAAACGAACAGTAATAAAGGATTTTAAGGATATACTTAAAGGCATAGGAATATGGAAAGAAGATGATTTTAATATATCTGATAGGATTTATAGAATTAATGAATCGACTATCCAATTTATTAACTCTGATGATCCTGAAAAGCTTAGAGGTCTTAAATCGGATATTCTCTTTATTGATGAAGCATCTGAAATAGATGAAGAAAGTTATTTTCAGCTAAGTATCAGAACATCAGGCAAAATCATATTAGCATACAACCCTACTATATCCCCATACCATTGGTTAAGACAGATGCAGGATTGTGATAGGTTTGTTACTACATATAAGGACAACCCATACCTTCCTACCGAAATGGTAAGAGCAATTGAAGAGTTGCAACATAAGAACCCTAAGCAATGGACTATATATGGTAAAGGAGAGTTTGCTGCAAATGATAAAGCAATATACACATTCGAAGTAGTAGAAGATTATGAAGCAGAGTTTGTAGCATTCGGGCTAGATTGGGGCTATAGCCAAGATCCCACGGCTGTTGTAGCAGTTTATAAGAATGGAGATAACCTTTACTTAGAAGAGATACTATATGAGAGGGGATTAGTTCTAAAAGATATTGCTGATAAGTTAAGAGCATTGGATATAACAAAGCAGGAAGAGATATGGTGTGATAGTTCAGAACCTCGTAGTATAGAAGAGTTATACCGAATGGGATTTAATGCAAAGGCTGTAAAGAAAGGACCTGATAGTATTAAGTTTGGTATATCAGTATTGCAGAATCATAAACTACACATACAAAAGAAATCACAAAACCTTATTAACGAAATGTACGCCTATCAATACGCAAGTGATAAGCATGGTTATGTAACTAATACACCTGAAGGAGGATTAGACCACTTATTAGATGCAGCACGTTATGTAGGGATGATGAAGTTAACACAAAAAGCACAAACAAAAGGAACATATGCAATCTCAATCGGAAAGTATGCAAACTTCTAACGAACAAATGTGGAATGCAAATGAGATTAAAGAACTCATTATGTATGCAAAAGAGATGGAACAAACAAACGAAGACCTACGTGCCGGCATTATAATGATGCAAGCTAAGTTAGATAACGAAGAAGCTAAGGTAAGAAAAATGACAAATTTATTAAATCAAATATTATATGCAAAAGGAAATTGAGTTAAAAGTACCAACCTCATATGCTGATATAACTCTAAGAAAGTGGTTAGCAATGTCAAAGGATATAGAAAACTATAAAGAAGATGATGAGGCTGTAACTGCTCTAATGTTTATGCACTTATGCGGATTAGATGTAGAGTACACACAAAAGTTAAGCATAGATAGTTACAATATGTTAAAGGGCGAATTACTATCATATATGAGTAATACAAACTTACCTTTACAACACTTTGTTACAATCGATGGTATTGAATACGGATTCGAACCTAATTTATCAGAAATGGCTTATGGTGCTTATTCTGATATTACCGCATTTAAGCATTTAGCAATAGATGATAATTGGTCTAAGATAATGAGTATCCTATATAGACCTGTAACTGCTAAACGTAATAGGGGTATGTATTCCATTAAATCATACGATGGTAAGATGGAACACGAAAAGTTCTTAGGGGTTTCAATGGATGTTCATTTCGGAGCGCTGTTTTTTTTTGTTCATTTATCAATGGACTTGCTGAATTTTACCCTGAACTCTATGACTCAGACGGAGTATCCAGCCAACATGAAGTTAATTTTGGAAAGAAGTGGAGCTCTTATTCAACAATCATATCTCTCGCCAATGGAGACATTACCAAAATTGAAGAAGTAACACTTCAGCCATTAGAGAAGTGCTTATTATATCTCGCATACAAAGCAGATAAGAATACATTTGAAAATCTTATGCACAAAGAAGCTATGAATAAGATTAGGCGATAATCATTTTTAACTTTATTGGTGTTATAAAAGAAAATAGAATTTAAAATGGGTAAATGGTCTAATTCACGTAGTGGTAATCTTAGATACTCCGTAAATAGAGAAAACAATAGTGGAATCTATATAGGACCTACGAGAGGATTATCTTCTCCTAAGAATAGTAGAAGAGGATGTCTTTGCTTAGATTCTAATACATACGATGTTAAATGTTGTAATGGTGCGTTAATGCAACAGGGCATTGGACAAATCCAATCAACTGCAGAAGTGAAAGGTGGATTTGATACAGGTTATGATGCAGGATACGAATAAAAGTTAAAAAATAAAATAAAGATATGTCTGAATTATCTAAACAAGCCTTACAGGTAGAAAATACAACAAGCTTTCCTAATAATACAACGGGGTATATTACACCTACGTTATTAAGAACTTACAATTCCAATACGATTGACTCAACAGTTAATCAAACGGTATATACATCTAATAGTGGTAGCTGGAATATTAGTATAAGTAATTTGAATGCATTCACTGCATCTCAACAACCTACGTTCAATTCCCTAAACGCATTTACCGCATCACAATTGGTAATCAATAGTGGTGTTAATAGTTTCACTCAAAGTGCAACAGGTAGATTAAACAACTTAGAAGCATATACTGCATCCTTTACATCATCAGTTGCAATATATGATGAAGGAACTTTTGTTAGAAGTGTTAATCAAATTAATTTTAGTGGTAATGGTATAACCGCATCTTACGTTAGTGGTCAAGCAGTAATTAGTGTAGATTTTACTTCATTAAATAATTTCACTGCATCACAATTAACAATTAATAGTGGATACAATTCATTTACTTCTTCTGAAAATGCGAAGAATGCAACATTAGCATCAGTAACGGCATCGTTAAATACTTCAATTAGTAACTTAAATACATACACTGCATCTCAAACTATTTTTAATAATTCAATAACTGCATCAGTTGTACAATTATTATCATTTAGTTCTTCATTAGATGCAACATACGCAACAGATGCACAATTAAATGCATCTGCTTCTACATTGCAGGCAAACATTGATACGAAATTAAATACATCTTCGATTAATGCTTATACTGCATCACAAATAGGAACTAATTTATTTACATCAAGCATTAATACATATACTGCAAGTAATGATACAAAGTGGAATACGATAGGATTATTGACTGGTTCATATGCAACAACAGGTAGTAATTCATTTATAGGTAATCAAAGAATTGTTGGGTCTTTAACAATTACAGGTAGTGCATATGGTAATGTATCTGCATCTGTTATAACATCACAGACTGCAAGTATAGATTTAAGTGTAGCAAACTATTTTACTTTATTATTATCAGGTTCGACTAGAATAAACATAACAAATCCTCAACCAGGTGTAACTGCAACATTAGTAATTAATACTTCTACTGCGGCAAGTGCATCATTTAGTTCAAACGTAAAACAACCATCAGGTTCGTTATACGCAGCATCACCATCAGGTAATATAGATATTATTTCATTCACAGCAGTAGATAGTACAACGGTGTTCGCATTCCCTGCTCAATCATTCGTATAATATATGATACCACAACAATTTGTAAAAGGTGCAGGTGAGAGAGTATTCTTCGGTCAATTTGAATATGTTTCAGGTGCAGACTTGATATATGATTTTGGTAATCCAACTTGCACATCCGCATTTAATAGTAGTAGAATAGTTTATAATGTAGGTAGTGCAAATGTAACAGGCTCACTTATTCCTTATAATAATCCTAATCCATTTTACCCAACACTAACAACGGATGCAGGAGGTGTTATGATTACAAGAGCATTTGCATTTGGTTCAAACTATATGGAGTTTAATTATTCATCAAGCATAAATCAAACAAGTATTACAATATTTGCAATGAATGGTAATCAATTAAACCCATGGTCATCTTATATACCATCAGCAGCAACAACTGGAGGAAGTTCTATTCAATTTAATGTTTATGGTACTACAGTTAATACAGGCAGTGCTACTTTAGATGCATCATATGTAACTACTACACCTACTTTAAATGTAGATGTAAGTAATAGTAGAAATGGATATAACTTAATCGCTGAGACAACTAACAATACAACAGGCCAGATTTTATATGTAAATACTACATCAATAGTAGATACGAATTTAGAAACTAGAAACAATGAACAATCTAATGGAGTGAAATTAGGATTAACTTCTAATATGAGAATAATGGCATTCTTGCAATATCCATTTATTTTAACACCAAAACAAATTAGACAAACATATAAAGTATTCTCACAAAGATTCTTTACATAAAGAAAAAAATAATTACTTTTTAAACAAACATTGTTATTAACAAATATAAATAAAACAACTATGAATTCAAAAACTGTATTAAATAAGATATTGGGACTTTTATCTATGGATGAAAAAGAAGTCACATTAACTTACGCAAAACTAAAAGACGGAACAATCGTTGAATCTCCTACCTTTGATGTAGGCGAACCATTAGAAATAGTTTCAGAAGATGGAACTAAAACTCCAGCTCCAGACGGAACTCACGAGTTAGCATTGAAAGATTCAGAAGGAAAGGAAACTCTAATCAAAGTAATCTCTAAAGATGGTAAAATCGTTGAAAGAGAAAATGTAGAATTAGAAATGGTGCCAGTAGAAGAAATCCCTCAACAAATCCAAAAAGAAAAAGTAAATGAGAAAGCTGACGCTAAAGGTTCAGTAGAATCTGGCTATAAGATGGAAGAGGAAACTGATACAGCAGAAGCATTACCAGAAGATACTGATATGCCAGAAGATGAAGAACCATCAATTGAAATCGAATTAGGTAAGATGATGGAGAAGATGCAATATCGTATCGAAGAGATGGAAAAGAAAATGGCTAAGATGGAAGAGGCTATGATGCCGCCAGTAAGTTCAGAAGTAACTGAAGAAGTTGCAGGAATTAAAATGGCAGCAGAACCTGATGAAGAAGAAGAGTTACCAAAATTAGATGGTGCTCCAACTGAAGAAGCAACTAAGTTTTCAGGTATCGATTCAAATAGAAAAAACTATGGTAAGAAAACAAAAGATGCACAATCTTCTTTCTTATCAAAACTTTATAAATAAAATTATTAAAAAATCTTTTAAAAAAAAGAAAATGAGCAAAATTCAAAAATTCGCAAACCCAACAATCTCTGGCGGTACATACGCTGGCGAGGCAGCAAGCGGCTACGTCGCGGCAGCATTACTTTCTGCGGTAACTTTGGATAACAAATTAGTAACTATCATGCCAAACGTGAAGTACAAATCTGTAATCCAAAAAATAGCAGTAGCATCATTAGTAAATGACGCATCTTGTGATTTCATCACAAACACAGGTTCAGTAACTATTTCTGAGCAAGTATTAACTCCAAAAGAGTTACAAGTTAACTTACAATTATGTAAGCAAGACTTTTTAGCATCTTGGGAAGCTTTACAATTAGGTTTCTCTGCATTCGATGAGATTCCTAAAAACTTCAACGATTTCTTAATCTCTTATGTAGGTGGAAAAGTAGCTGAAGCAACTGAAGAATCAATTTGGCAAGGTGCTAATGCAACCAACGGACAATTCGGTGGATTCCAAAACGCATTATCTGCATCTATCGCAGCATCAACAGGTGTATTACCAGCAAGAAGCACAGGTAGTGGTTCAGCAATCATTTCTGGTTCAGTCGATTCTTCTAACGTATTCTCTAAATTACAATCAGTAGTTGATACTATTCCTAACACTGTTTATGGTAAGCAAGATTTAGTTATCTATGTACCAACAAACGTAGGTAAAGCATATCAGGCTGCATTAGCAGGTGGAGCAGCAGGAGCTAATGGTTGGAACAATCAATACAACGTTGGTGAAAAACCTTTCAACTTCAATGGTATTGAAATTGCAATGTGTCCAGGTATGAGTTCTTCTAAAATGGTAGCAGCACAAAAATCTAACTTATTCTTCGGAACAGGTTTAATGAGTGACTACAACGAAGTAAAAGTTATCGACATGGCTAACATTGATGGTTCTCAAAACTATCGTGTTATTATGAGATACACAGCAGGTACTCAATTTGGTATCGGTTCTGACATCGTTTACTACGGAGCATACTAATATAATATTCACAAATTAAAACTTAATCATTATGCCTTGTAATTTATCAGCTGGAAGAAACGAAGTTTGTAAGGAATCAATTGGTGGTATCCAAGCGGTTTACTTTATTAACTATGTAACGGGTTCTTTCACTAAAAACGGAAGTGGTGAAGTAACCGCAGTACCTTCAGGAAGTGTATTGTATTACTATCAACTAAAAGGAACAAGTGCATATACTGAAACAGTAAATTCATCTCGTGAAAACGGAACAACATTCTTCTCACAAGAATTAGTGTTGAACTTAAAGAAATTAACAAATGAAATGACTACTCAATTAAAGCTTATGGCTTATGGTAGACCTCAAATCATTGTTTGGACTAACAACGGAGATGCATTATTAGTTGGAGAGAAATTAGGTGCGGATGTAACTGCAGGTACAATTCAAACAGGTGGAGCATTGGGCTTCTTTT